TGAAAATTTATCAATTAGTGAAGGTAAACAGGAATCCACGGAAGTGCGAGTAGATGAACAGTCATCGAAGACAGTTCCTGTGTTACTCAAACCTCAGTTATCACAGATAAAGGAGGTGCCCCCAATCGCAAACGTCTTGTTTCCGAGAGGGGAAGAGACAGACCTTAAGTGCAAAGTTCCAAATCACAACCAGAAACGTGTTGCAGCTAAACGTTTCCATGGTAGAAGGAAAGAAAAGCGAACGGTCAAAGTGGTGAGACCTTCAGATAGAAATATCCGTCAGCCACAAATCCAGAGTCCAAAGGTGGTGTTTGGCACAGATGAAGCTTATAATGTGTCAATACCGCCTGAAGGAGAAGACTTTTGGGAGCTAGATCAACCAGAACCGCCAAAAATATACAACTATGATGAACAAGTTCAGTTTTCGTATCATACAACTGAGAAGTTTTTATGGTTGTTTACTAGAAGGGTTTTGCGTAGAGATTCCATTCCAAAAACATTGTTTCAGCGCTTGAACAATAAAGTTATCACATATCAGTCACTCAATGCATCTTTGGTTTTAAGAGAGTTCTTTAAAGATGAAGCGTTCATTGGTTGGATTGCCAATGACATACCACAAGTCGTCGTTGAAAAGAAGAAAAGAATGTTGCGTTTTTACTATTCTTATGCTAAAGAACTTACCGATGAACGTCTTGAACTCAGTCATGGTAACTCTGTTTACTCGGAAAATTACAGAGTCTCAAATCAGAACATGAATAACAGGAAAATGTTAGATATCGAATCTATATGGCCTTACATTTGGAACTTCGTACGTCAAAATGTAGGTAAAGGAGTCTTAATTTATTTTCTTGCGATTAATGATCTCGGTTTCAACAAATATATAGTGTTAGCCGTAGCTATATATGCTGCCATTAAGCACACCAAAACCAGCGCGTTAGCCTTATTCCTTTGGGTTATACGTGGGATTTGGAGAGCTCACCAAGGGAAACATTCTTTGTTGCCTTGGTTCCCAAAGTTTACAGTTTATTTGGAAGAAATGATCAAGAGTTTACCTGGAGGAGTCAAAGTTGTATGCTTTCTTGAAAAACTAGTATATGGTAATTCAAAAACAACTAGTTGGCACACAAAAAGCATGAAATACAGCTTCAGCGACAGAGTTAGGTTGCATCTCCAACTTAATAACGATGTTCAGAACGCACATGATCATTTATACATAGATCACTTTAACTATCCTGGGTGGAAAATTGCTAGAGCTGATACTTTGTTAGGTCAAGTTATTCCAAAATTGGAAGATCCTCGATTCAAAAATCAATACAATGCCATTGGAAATATGAATGGTCAAGAGGTTGCTAAGAGGAGAGTTGGAATATATGTCTTGTGCTGGTTGTTGTCACCAATGCACAAACCACAAAACTGTAAAGACATGCTACATTGTGCTGTAGAACAAAGGATTAACTTTGTAGCAAAGAAACCATGTAGAGTTAACAGGAATGATCCTATATTGAAAACTATACAGAGTCAAATCAATTTGCGCTTCCCGAAAGAGATTGAAAACAAGGAAGACTGGTTAATGCAACTAAAGAAGGCCAGTAGAGACCGAGTTTTGGAAGATCGGGAAGTTATCAGACGCGGGGGA